GTATGTAACTATGGCGCGTTATCCAACATGCAAACGCCATCTAACACAACGTACTATACAGACGGTACGCACCCCAACACTCTTGGATATGGAGAAATGGCTACGCTACTGACGACAACTGTAAACTCGTTGTTATAGCAATGGACTTCTCCTTCGCCCCGCTAGAAATTATTTAACCCTTCCTTTCGGGACACATTACATGATACAAAGAATTTTTGAGCAACTAAGCGACCTCGCTTTGCTTGCTATTATCTCACTCGTTGTGGGGTTTATTAAAATATTACTCGTACCCGAACCCCGGTGTTTATTGTGTAATGTGCTTACGCTCATTATCTCCGTTTTTGTCGGGACACTTGCCGGGGCTTTAGCTATGCAGTTCGCCCTAGGCGACTACGCAGCATTAGCCATAAGCTCTGTTGCTAGTTTACTTTCCCGCGATATTGTCATGGCTATGCTTAATAACAGGCAGCATCTGGGATACCTTTTTAAACGCGCTACTACAAATATTGTAGACCGCTTAACCGGAGGTTCTAAATAATGTCCGCTACAGAAAAAGAACTGAGTGCCTTACACAATAAAGTTGCTAAGGCTCTCTCCGATAAATTAGAATCTGCGGATACCGCAGGTGCGCTCTTAGAAGAGTTTCGTGATGAACTGCCAGAAGAGGTAATCAAATACCTCGCGGAACAGAGCGATGCCTCTCCTGCTCTACTTACCGTGATTACTCGCTTCCTCAAGGATAACAGTATTACTGCGGTGATAGAAGAGAATGAAGAGCTAACTGCCCTTGACAAGCAGCTTGCTGAAAAACGCAAGAGGCGCGTAGGGCGGCTTGAACTTGTGGATACCGATGAACTATACGATTAATGTTTAAGTTGGGCTGGTACGTGGTACTAATAGTACCCTTGTCGGCCCAATCATAAACCTTAACAGGAACCAGCTATGACACATACGAATCCAGAATCCGCCCTAAAGCGGTGGGAAGACCTTGAGAAGCTACAGGAACACTACCTGCACTTTGAAGACTTCCTGTACGATGTAATCACTGATGTTCTGCACTTTGAGTGTACATGGTTACAAATAGATATTGCAAACTACATTGCTAACGGGCCAAAGTACAAGATGGTACAAGCTCAGCGGGGACAGGCCAAGACGACCATCACGGCATGTTACGCTGTATGGCGATTAATCCATGACCCCAAGACCCGCATCTTAATTATATCCGCTGGCGACAGTATGGCTACTGAGATTGCGAACTGGGTAATCCAAATCATTATGTACATGGCGGAACTTGAATGTCTCCGGCCTGACACGTCCTTTGGGGACAGAAGCTCAGTTAAGGCGTTTGATATACATCACAGCCTCAAGGGTGCTGAGAAGTCCCCCTCTGTGGCCTGTATGGGCATTACGAGTAACATCCAAGGCAAACGCGCAGACGTACTCATTGCTGATGATATCGAGTCCGGGAAGAACTCCCAGACCGCTACACAGCGGGAACGCTTAGCTCACTTAACAAAAGATTTTAGTTCTATCTGTACCACAGGTGACATCATCTATCTGGGTACTCCCCAGAACAATGACTCCGTATATAACAGCCTCCCATCCCGTGGATTTGAAATCCGCATCTGGACAGGCCGTTTCCCTACCCCGGCAGAACTCACTAACTACGGGCCATTCCTTGCCCCATCCCTACGGAAGAAAATAGAAGAAGACCCCTCCCTACAAACTGGTGGCGGCCCTACGGGGGAACGTGGTCAACCCACCGACCCGGACATGCTGGACGAAGAAATCCTTACATCTAAGGAGACCGACCAAGGCAAGGCGTACTTTCAGCTTCAACACATGCTCGACACAAAGCTCATGGATGAAGACCGCTATCCACTCAAGCCACGCGATATTGTATTCATGCCTGTAGGCAAAGACTCCGGCCCTCTTATTATTAACTGGGCTGCTGTGGAATCAATGCGTATCCATCCTCCGCAGGGGTTCCCCTTGCAGGAGTCCTACTACTCTGCCATCGGTACAGGTGAACAGTTCGGCGCTTTCGCTGGCACACACATGTACGTTGACCCGGCAGGTGGTGGTAAGAACGGGGATGAAATCGGTTACGCTGTAACAAAGTTTCTAGGGGGTCGTGTCTTTATTGTTGACCTCGGTGGAACCCCCGGTGGATACACGGATGATAAATTAAAGTTCTTAACTGACATCGTCGTCAAATGGAAACCCCATGTGGTGGAGATTGAAGAGAACTTTGGTAAAGGTGCTTTCGCTAAGATATGGACTCCCTCATTGTATGCCGCCATGAAAAAGATTAATCATGTCTGCGGTATTACAGAGACATGGGAGTCGGGGCAGAAAGAACTTCGTATCATAGATATCATGGAGCCCATCATAGGTTCTAACCGTCTTATCATTGACCCAGCGTTAATCACGCAGGATTGGAACTCCGTTCAGAAGTACCCCGTTGAGAAACGTAGTACGTACTCGTTCTTCTTCCAACTCTCGCGTATAACCCGGGCTAAGGGTTCGTTGGCGCATGATGATAGACTCGATGCCGTGGCAGGTTCCTGCCGCTACTGGATTGATGCTCTTGCACAGGATGCCGCAAAGATGGCAGCTAAAGCCAAGAACGACCACTATAAGAAGCTAATGAATAATCCACTGGGTAATGGCAGACCTCTGCCTAACCACAAAGGATTAACTACACCTAATGCCTTATCCAAATTTAGAAGGAAATCATAATGTCTAAGAAAACCCCTACTGTTGTAGAAGCCCTCATTGATTCTTCTTCGGAAGTCACCCACGAGGCCACCTTGGAAGTTACCGAGGAAGCTGCCCCCGCTCCTGAACCCGTGTCCCACAACCCCACGCTCATCGTGTGGCCTACCGACATCTGGGGTTTGACCAAGGATGTCAAAGCGGCTATCATCGCTGCCACCTCCCGCATTAACGGACAGGCGGATAAGAAGGCGCTGCTTGACGCAACCCTCGCGATTGCTTTAGGCCACCTTGCGTCTAAGTACCAGAGTGACACCGAGTCACGTGCCGTACAGATTGCCAAGGATGCCCGGGATGCTGTGGTAGAGCCTACGCAGGACACTCTGTTCTAGTGGCCGCCGCTACCCCCAAGGGCATACGATTAAATAACCCCGGTAACATTGAGAAGGGTTTAAACTGGAAAGGTCTCTCTGACATCCAGCCCGATGAACGCTTCTGTTCTTTCATTTCCCCGGAGTATGGCATACGCGCTATCTGCAAGTTGCTTTTAACGTACAACCGTAAATATAAGATAAAGACTATAACTGGAATCGTAAACAGATACGCACCTCCGCATGAGAACCCAACCAGCTCTTACATCAACAACCTTTCCGCATGGACTGGGTTTGGTGTAAAGGAAGTCTTGGATTTATCTGACCGAGGGGTTCTGGCTAAGCTTGCTAAAGGAATTACCCGTCAAGAAAACGGTGTTGTTCCTTGGGAAGCCCATACGTTCCTTAAAGGTGCTGAACTCGCTTTTGACTAGGAGCCACATCTATGCCTACCCTCGTTTCTCTAACGGCTTTAGTTACTAGCCGCAACATCATTATCATTTGTGCTGCACTCTCGTTAACAACGGGAGCGTGGTACGGTGGTAAATATACAGGCCGCTCGGAACAGAAAATCATTTATGCTAATGACCGAGCTATCGCAACACAAACCGGAGTTAAAGCCTATGGCCAAATCAATCGTTCGGTTAAAAGGTTGGCTGACCCCGACCTTGATGCTGGCCTTGATAAGTGGATGCGCGACTAGCGTCCCTATTCCCGAGTGTTCCTGGAGTCAGGCTATCTACCCTTCCCGGGCTGATGGCTTGACTCGTGGAACCAAAGAACAGATTCTTTCCCAGAATAAACTCTGGGAGAAATTCTGTGACACTGAGGATTAACACCTCAGACTAACCCCACCTTAATATCATTTGCAAAGGATATACTAATGGCTCTTTTAAATACTGGCTACACCAATATAGGTTCGTACACGGTAGTTCCCGTAGCCGACCTGTCTCTTCTCGCTTCTGCTATCAACACCATTGCTGGTGATAACCGCAAAGGCGGCAACAGCTCTGGCAAGGCTCCCGGTCAGGTTGTACTCGCAGACATGACTGGCGGTGTCTACCGTGAAGTAGTGTGTATCTCTACCCCCAACGCAATTAAAGCTGAGGCTGCTGACAAGTGGCAGACGGTAGATGGCTCTACTCAATACACCCCCATCTAATAGCATAAGGAATTCCTCATGGCTTATTCTCGTATCGGCGCATGGCCCATCGTGCCTATCGCCGACCTAAACAGCTTAACCTCCGAAGCTAACCTCAACGGTGATAATCGTCGAGTTAATAAAGCTCTCGGTAAGGAGCCCGGCCTTAAGGTTCTGGCTATCCTTTCCACAGGTGTATATGGATTTGTTGTCGCTACTAGCTCCTTGTCGTCTTCGCCTTGGCAGCTCGTGGATGGCTCTCTCCGCTATACTCCCGTGAACATCCTGAACCCACTCGGCGGTGCAGCATGGACTCTTACCACGACTACCTACGCTGCGGGCATCTTGACTGTAGCTACTGCTGTAGCTGATGCTGCGGTACAGACTGTTACCCTCGCTGCTGGTAAGTACCGCATCGTAGGTACTGCCACTCGGCAGACGGCCCTTAAAGCAGGTCGTATCACTGTGTCCGGTGCTACTGATGGCATTGTATTGGCTAATACCCAAATCCATGTTAACTCCCCAGTAGACGCTTCTAACGCTAATCCTACGGCGTTCAGCCGGGAGTTTACTCTACTGGCTGCCTCTCAGGTAGTAACCTTCACCAACACCATTGTAACTATTGCCGATAACGTAGTAGCTACAGGCAACGTGTATCTCGCGTATTCATTGGAGTCGCTGGCTTAAGAGTCACCGAAAGAAAAAGAAAACCAATAGATACAGGGCTACCCATAGCTTTCTATATCTTTTCACTCAACAGCGTACCCTTGGATTATAAGAACCTATGTGTCCTTACTAGTCCATACCTCTTATAGTTCGAGGGTACTCTTAGAGCTACCATATACAGTATGCCTATTTAAACTCATTCTAAGG